CATCTGGTTGAACTACAACTGATTCAAATAATTTATCCAACACTACACCCTTACGGATTAGATTTTGAGAAGAAAGTATATCTTCTTCCTTTGCCGTCATATATTTGATTTCCAGAGTTCCTTTACTTAAAGGGTTTGATGGTGCATAGCATTTACCTTCCGATGGTAATGAAATTATTTGGACCGGAAAATCATATGTTCTGGCCACCGCTTGTTGTGTTGGTTGTTCTGTTTGAGGTTGCGTTGGTATTGCAGTTGTTCCTCGTGAAATGTTTAATTCGTCTTCCATAACTATAATAAATTGTTGTTGTTTATTCCTATTCTTCTAATACACTCTGGTCTTGCGCATAGTTCATTTGGTAGATTACCACAAGAACATCTATTTTCATCTATATTCGATGAAAACTTTTGTACACTATCCAAAAGTAATCCTTTAGTTTGAGCAGGTTGTTGCTCTTTGAGTAAATCCCTAATTTCTGTTAGTAAATTTTTGATTATTGCGAATTGTCCTAATTCCATAACATTATTTTTTGTATATATAAATATACTAAAACAAAAAAAGTGTGTAAAAAATTACACACTTTTCTTAAATTTTTAACTTTCTTATTATTAGTATTCTAATACACAATAATCTACCGATAAAGTGATTGAGATGTTTACGGGGTCATTTGAACTCCAATCCATTTCACCAAATTCAGCTGCTGAAATAAATGCTCCAACTAACTTCCAGTTTTCAATCTTGTCACCAACAGGTCCTAATGCGTAGATGTCAATGTTTTTCTTATAGAAATCAGCATATCCATCACGACCAGTAATAGATTCGTGTGAAGTTCTAATCCATTCCATTACTGCCTGTGCTCCAGATGGAACAATTGGGTCATATAATTGAATAGTTATATCATCCCAGTTAGATTTTCCCTTTATCTTACGCTTTACGTTGATGTGGTCTAATGTGATTGTTTCACTTGTATATTTTGGTCTGTTAGATGCCTTTATCATAAATGACGGGATGCCATCTACTTCCATTACAAATCTTTGAGATAATTTAGGTTCAAAGTTCGTGTAGAACATTTTATCAAACCCTAATACTTCTGCCATTTTTTATTTCTCCTTATATCTTTTATATAAATATATCTTTTTTAAATTTATTATGCTCCAAATGTGGCACCCGTAGGTAAAATATTAAAATCAATTTGGATAAATTCAGCAGTTTTAGTGGGTTGTAAGAAAATTGCTCCTTGTAAGATGTTTCTATCAATCACATCTGGTGTGTTGTTTGAATCATCCATTACCACTCTAAATGCATATAAACCTTGTCTTTGTTGGATACCCTCTAAATATGGATTTACAGTATTTAAGAATTTGTTTCTAGTCTCTGCAGTATTTTGTTCAAATACTAAATAACGAGATGTAGAAGCGATATATTTCTTAACCGTAATCAATAATCTACGAACATTTATTCTATCTAATGCAGATGGTTTAGATTGTAAAGTTTTTTGTCCAAATGCTACAATACCTTGTCCCGGAAATTGTGCGATTGGGTTTACTTTTCCTTCATACAAAGTATCTCTATCAGCGTGAGTTAGACGATTTACTACTGAAATTGCTCCCGTAATACCACCACGATTTAACCCTGCTGGTGCAAACCACTCTGCTGCAGTATTATCATTAGCTGCAAATACTGCTGGCATCAATACCGATGGTGGAACTGCTACCATTTTGTTAGTATTCAAATCAATTGTCTTAATCCAAGGGTAGTAAGTTGCTGCGTAGTTAGTATCTAATGATTCTGCTACCTCAACTGCTCCAGCAATTGTACCATCTTGTGCTACTGAATCCATAATGTAGAAACAATCAGTACGAGATTCACATAAATCAATACCTGCTTGTGCTACTGCTGGGTGTAATGATTGAATAACACCTGGCAATACTACTAAATTAATATCGTATTCATCTTGATTAGAAATTGCATCTAATGCTTGTTGGTATGCTACCGAACCACTTTTTGCAGATGTTGATAAATCAAATCCTTGTGAGTTAGTTCCAGTAATATCAATTCCTTTGTTAATTGATTTAGCTGGAGATTTTCCATCAAATCCACCTTGAAACGCTACACCAAATGCTCTTTTAGCTACATCACCTGCAACTGAACCAGTTAATGGTAAACTTGCAGTAGTATCTAATGAGAACGAATTAGCAGTTGTTGCTGATTGTGGAATTGGTTTTAAGAATTGCTCATTATCTAAACTAACAACTGAAGTTTCAAAATCAAATCCACTTACATATGATGATGTTGCTACTGAATTTGTTTGGTAAACTACATTAGCTAATGAACCAGTATATAAACCTGCCCAAATTGGGTGGCTATACGCTGCATTTCCATAAGGAGCTGCAGTTACAGGTATTGCATCTATGTTACCCATCTCAATATAGATATAACGAGATTTATTAGAGTAATCACCATATTCGGTAATTTTTCCAGTTGCATCTGATGTTACATATCTATCACCAATTGCTCTTGCAATATAGTTTGGAGATGTTGGGTCTAAATTTAAGTTAGAATAAGTTTCTAATACAAATTTTCTCTTATCAGTATCGGAATACTTTCTTAATTGTAATGTAAATGTTGCGTAATCAGAACCAGCAACAGAACCAGCTGCTTTCACATCTGAAATTATTGCTTTAAATCTTGTATTTTCAACATTACCATCCGAAATAGTTTTAATTTTAAATAAATCAAATCTATTACCACCAATCAATTGAGATTGAATATATGGAGTTGAAGCCCCAACTGCATTATCATTAAAATTTTGTGCTGGTAAAATAACAGCCGAAGCGATTGAACCGGATAATGATGCTAAACTTTCAAATTTAGTATAAACATATCCATTTTTATTTCCTAATGGAGATGTACCAAAAATTGCTTCAACAGATGCAGTAGCCGATGGCGAAATAGACATAAGTTGATTTACACCGATTTGAGAACCAGAAAGTAATACTTCAGTATCATTTGCTCCTGAAGTTAATGTAGTTGCACTAAATGATGCAGATGTATTTGAAATTTCACTATTGTGAATTGTATAAACTATTCTACTACCACTTTGACTACCTGAACCGATAATTGCAATTGGTCCTAATTCTTTATATCCACCTAATCCAGCAACTCTTACGATTGTTGCTATACCAGTTTCTCTTAAATAATTTTGTACTGCGTTTTCAGTATAATATGTACTATCTACAACACCAAAAATATCCTCAAATTCGGATTGTGTAGTTACGATTGTAGGTTTGAATGCTGGTCCTTGCTTTAGTGGTCCGATGAATACACCGCCAATTGCTCCAACACCTTGTGCTATAAAAGATAAATCATTTTCTCTAGTAAAAACACCAGGTGATACGATTTTTTCAGCCATTTTTAATTTCTCCTTTTAATAATAATTTTTTATCTTAATATAAATATATAAGATTGTGATGAAAAGATATATAATTTTATTTGTTTGGTGTAAAATCACCAGTATTTATATCTAAATCTCCTTGTCCGTATTCGGTTTCAATTTTAGATAGTAATTCTCGTTCTTCTGCTCCAAATTTAATATATTCTTGGTGTAATAATTTTTCATCATTTTCCAAATTTGCTTTTTGAATACTAATTTGTCCTAATGATACAACGATTGCGTTAAAATTATCACGTAATTCTCTAATAGTTGTAAGATATTCTTCCTTTATTTGCATAACTTATATTGATTATTTTATATATATAAATATATAGTTTTATACCCAAACAACAAAATTTAACCTATTTTTTGTTTAATTTCTTCAATTTGTTTTTGTTGTTCTTTAATTGCCTCAATCAAAAGAGCTATTATTTTTTCATAGCGAACACCTAAATATCCATTTGCTCTTTCTGATACTATTTCTGGTAAGATTTCTTGTATCTCTTGTGCTATTACCCCAATATCTTTACCTTTATGAGAATGTATTTCATCAAAACCTTCTCTCCAATCAAATGTATTTCCACTAATTTTGTTTACTTTAGCTAATGCATCTGCTATTGGTTGAATTTTATCTTTTAATCTTCTATCGGATGAATCGTAAGCAGTAATATCACCAGTTGCAGTAATAGCACCTTGCACTGCTATACCCGCAGTAAAAGTACCACCACCAAATGGATTACCGGTTGGACCAGTTGGTCCTTGATTACCTTGTGGACCTGTTCCACCATTAGAACCAGCAGTTCCTTGTACACCTTGTACACCTTGTATTCCTTGTACACCTTGTGGACCAGTTGGTCCTTGTCTACCTTGAGTTCCAGTATCACCTTGTGCTCCAGTTGGTCCCTGATTTCCTTGTGGGCCATTTGAACCATTACTTCCGTTTGGTCCCTGATTTCCTTGTGGACCAGTTGGTCCTTGTGCTCCGTTTGCTCCAGATGTACCAGTTGCTCCACTTGTTCCAGTTGCTCCAGATGTACCAGAAGTAGCCGCAGTATATGATGTACCATTTATAGTTAAAGGTCCTGCTACTGATAATGAACCAGTAATACCTACTGAACCAGTCATAGTATGTGTATCATCTAATGAATTACCAAAGTTGGATGAACCTGATATAGATGATTGTGTAACATAATATACGGATGTTGATACAATATATTGTTCAGCAGTAATGTTTCCTTTTACGGATAAACTACCTGTTATATTTAATGAGCCAGTAAGTGAACTGCTATGTATTTCCATTATTAACTATTTTTTAATTTTTCTATTTCGTTTCTCAACTCTACAATTTGAGATTGTTGTTCTTTAATTGCTTCTATAAGTACCGCAGTTAAACCTCTTTCTCTTACCGTTAAATATCCATTATCACCCATTCTTACTAATTGTGGGAAGATTTGTTCTACTTCTTGTGCTATAACTCCTATATCTTTTTTAACACCCATAAAGGTTGCGTGAGTTGCTTTAGAGTTCCATTCGTATTCGTATCCATTTAATCCCATTATCTTATCTAATGCCCCAACGATTGGAGTTAGATTATCTTTTAACTGAATATCAGATGGTGTACCAAACGATGCAACATCACCACTTGCTACGATTGAACCAGAAACTTGTAATCTATCTGTTGCATTATCAGATGCAACAGGTCCAATTAAAACATTAGTACCATTATCAGTAATTTGAGTTGCAGTTCCTAATGTAGTTGATGTTGCAAATTTAACTACTTTATTTGTAGTACCACTTACACTTACTGTCCCACTTGTTGCCGATGTACCCGATGTTCCACTTGCACCCTGATTTCCTTGTGGACCAGTTGAACCATTTGAACCACTTGGTCCCTGATTTCCTTGCGGACCAGTTGGTCCTTGATTTCCACTTACACCCGATGTACCAGTTGCTCCTTGATTTCCTTGTGCTCCGTTTACACCACTTGTACCATTTACTCCGCTTGTACCACTTACTCCACTTGTACCATCAACGCCGGATGTTCCAGATGTTCCGTTTGCTCCAGATGTTCCGTTTGCTCCGTTTGAACCCGTATTACCTTGTGGTCCAGTTATACCTTGATTTCCTTGCGGACCAGTTGAACCAGCACTTCCTTGTGGACCAGTTGGTCCTTGTGAACCCTGTGCTCCATTTACACCATTTGTTCCAAAGAAAGTACCATTTACACCAGACGAGCCAGATGTACCAGATGCTCCTGTTCCTACACCAAATGTAAACATTGCATAACCATCTTTGGCAACACTAAATGTTATTGTTGTTTGATTTATAGTATCTGATTTAATTGATTGTGGTATTATTACATACCCATTAATATCATATACCTCTACTGCAGGATATAAATTTCCTAAATTGTGAGTTACTACCCAAGATGTATTTGCTACTGCTTGTGTATGTGTGTATGCCGAACCATTTGTTGTACCCGATGTACCCGTTGTACCCGATGTTCCACTTGCTCCTTGATTTCCTTGTGCTCCTGTTGCTCCTTGTGGACCAGTTGGTCCTTGCGCTCCACTTACACCAGATGTACCAATTGTACCTTGTACACCTTGTGCACCTTGCGCTCCATTTGCTCCCGATGTTCCGTTTGTACCATTTGCTCCAGATGTTCCACTTGCACCCGATGTACCCGATGTACCATTTACACCAGAAGAACCAGATGTTCCGTTGTTACCACTAATACCCGATGTTCCACTTAATCCACTAGTTCCATTTGCTCCATTAACTCCACTTGTTCCACTTAATCCGGATGTTCCACTTAATCCACTTGTACCATTTACACCACTAGTACCATTTGCACCAGTATCTCCTTGAACTCCTTGTGGACCCGTTGTACCTTGATTACCTTGTGGACCAATTGGTCCTTGTCTACCTTGTGAACCAATATCGCCTTGAGGTCCGTTTGGTCCTTGATTTCCTTGAGGTCCGTTTGGTCCTTGATTTCCTTGCGGTCCATAATTTCCTTGTACTCCGGTTGCTCCCTGATTTCCTTGCGGACCTGTTGGTCCTTGCAAACCAGTTATTCCTTGTGGACCGGTATTTCCTTGAGTACCCTGCGTTCCTTGTGGACCAGTATTTCCTTGATTTCCTTGTGTTCCTTGCGGACCAGTATTTCCTTGATTTCCTTGTGTTCCTTGCGTTCCTTGCGGACCAATATTACCTTGATTACCTTGTGTACCCTGCGTTCCTTGTGGGCCAGTTGGTCCTTGATTTCCTTGTGCTCCATTAACTCCACTTGTACCATTAACTCCACTTGTACCATTA